TTGTGCTTGTTGGAACTCTTGTGTAGCTGGATCGTTTAAGAATCTAGTAGGATCCATTCCCATGTTTTTCAATATATCCAAAGCAAGATTGTATGAAGACATAGGATTTATAAAAGCTTCTGATGTTGGGCTTTGAGCCATTTGCGGAAGTAATTGAGTTAGCTGTAATAGCTTCTCAGCCAAGGATTGATTGGAATTTTCTCCAATGTTTGCCTGAATGTCTAAATCCATATTTGCCGGTAGAGTTTGTAACTCTTGTGGAGATATAGATGCATACCCTTTGTCTGTTTTATAGACACTGGAAGTTTTAAGATTGCTTTTCATCTCTCTTAGAACTCCACGACATAAATCTTTAATACCAGTCTCTACAAATCTACGGGCAATATGCTCAACTCTTATTTGTGCAGCATTTTGTGCACCCGTCATTTTCTGTTCTGAGTTTCCTGATACATATAATGTATCGTTCAGTCCCATTGCAGTTTTACTAAGACCTGTAGATTGTTCTTTCTGTAGCCCCAGGAATTCTAACATTCCGCTTGTACCAGCACTCATTGGTTCTGGCTGGAGCTGTTGTACTGCAGCAGCAGGGTTTCCATTTGTAGGGATAATCTGTTTTGGAACAGGGTTCTGCAAAGCTTGGAAGTCTACTACATTAGGGTCTGCTAATGTTCTACCATAATTCCCAAAGTATACGTTTTCAACAAACCCTCTAAGGATTGCTGTAGTTGCTTGTGTCTGTGGGCGAGCCATATCAAGAAGTGACAAACCATAAAATTCATGTGGAATTTCTATTGGATTTAACACCGCTATAGGAACATAAGCTACATCATCTTCTTCTAATATTGTGTTACCGGCTTTAATAACGTGTTTTAATTCTGCGATACCGTCACCATCTCTGTCAGTTCTAATCCAACATTCAATAACAGTAATACTGATGTTAGCTTCGTCTTCATCGTTATCATGGCTATCTAACCAATTAGTAATTCCGGCAGCATCTTTTCTTGAGAACGCCTCATAAGACCAAGAAGAGTCTCTAACAGTTGCTTCTTCTCCAATCTCTTCTAAATCTATTTCTAGATCTGACCATGTTCGTCTAATATCAGAACGAGTCATTTCTGTAACAATACCAACAAAGGTTGCATCAGTTACTGACGTGGCTGCTCTATTTATAAGAAAAGATTCTGGTGCAATATTGTGAAGCTTTACACCTGACTTGTCTATCTTTCTACGAAGCCTTACATCTACATATGAATAATAACTAGTACCATCTGGATTTATAGTTGGCGTTTCAGAGATTTGTAATTCTCCTACAATCTCTACATTTGGATCTGAAAGAAGCTGGTCAAGAACACCTTCTTCTATCGTTTCGTATTCTTCGACAATATAATCATATTCTTCTTCCCAACCCCATGTAAGAGCACTATTGCCAAATACAACTGCTGACTTTATCCACGTGGAAAGTTTCGACCATCCATCAGGATTTGAGTTGAACAAACAATAGTTGACAACATCCGATGCAACCTGTGACGCTTTGAGAGCAGCCATCTCGTTGCTATACGGAGTAAATAATGCTAACTTATTATTGTCTAATAATAGTTTGGTCAATAGTGCAGTATATCCCTCAGCTATCTCTGCCGAGTCTGAGGATACAATTGAGCTCACACCTTGAGGTTTTAAGTCTCCTTGTGGCTCTAAACTCATTTCATATACAGCGTTTTCTCTTCGCTTACTAACGTCTGATGCTCCAGTATAACCACCCGTAGCATTACGCATATGGCGATCAATCGACTGGATTAACATGTCGTCATCGATCTTTTCAATTTTCTTTTTCATTCTCACTCTCTATTTTGTTTCATTAATAAGATTACCGTATTCATCTACAGGATTTAGTCTGTCTAATAAATATCCCCATCCTTTTCTATAGTCTTCAACTACATCAGGTGAAATTAAAAATCGTTCATGATAGTCATCTTCTGCTCCAGTAGCGACCTCTATTATGTCTTCAGATAGTCTTGCCATTCTTTCAGGAGCTGAAAACAGATAAGGATCATACTTAATTTTACCTACTTGTATAGGAAAAGATGTACCGCTATCGTATTTTTCAAGTGGATATTTTAGCCTTTTATCTGTTGTTTGATCAACTGCGTCTTGTGTGTGGTAGCGACCTTTAGTAGCATTTAAATCATAGTTAAAATCTGAAAGAGCAAGAGCAACAACATTAGCTAATGGTGCTTGTGCCTCTCCTAAATTAGCTCTGTCTGGATTTTTCATAAATGCATCTTCTAATGCATCATGCATTGCACCATTCCTTTTATAATACGGACCTTGCACAGTATGTTGATTTTTCCAAGGTTTAGAATTATCTTCAGGATAATTAGGATTAGATACTAAATGCATATCATTACCTCTTGGATTCCATTTAGGACCCATCCATGGGGGTAAAGGTTCTTCACCCCATAGTTGTCTTAAATCAGCCTCTTCAGCTTTTCTTTTCGCATCTAATGCTGAGTCAATATAAATTTGATTCTTAGGACCCCGGTTATCCCAAGAGTCTTTCATCATCTGAAGTTCATAGTCTCCATGTGGTCCGCCATATCCAGACACATTAGTAGCTAAATTATCATTATACATTGCTGGATTTGCTAAATAAGCAGCAAGTGGACCTTTCCGTTCATGTATATAATTTGGCATTTGTCCAAAGTTTTTTCCAAAATAAGTATCCCAACCATGTCCTGCCCATTCATGAGATGCAGTTCTGCCAGAATTGTGAAGGTGTTCTTTAGCACCACTATCAGTAAGAGCTAACAAAGTAGGTTTATTAAATCTTATGTCTCCTTCTCTTTGCCAACCTTCGTAGATGGTACCGGGCTTTTTCTTAAATGGACCTTCTCCAGATTTGCCATAAGTAGACTCATCGCCCTCAAATAACCTTAGAGGTCCTGCTGCCAATTGATTTGGATGTAAACCGAACCAAGAAGCTGCCTTCTTAGTCCAATGGTCCCAAGCTGGAGTCTTATCTACGTCTCTTTCCACTCTAGAGCCTAAGTCTACCGCCATGTTCTCTCCCTACAACCATTTAGTTTCTGGCTGTTCAAATAATGTATTCGTCTCTCCCCAGCTAAATGATTTGTTGGTTAAAGCGTGTCCGTGTGTTCTATAGACTTCACAAGTAATAGCTAATGACATTACCATATCATCATAATGACCAGTTGAAGCCTCTGCTTTGCCACTCTCAGTGACAATAAAATTCCTAAGTTCATCTAGTACCATGCTACAAGGAATCATAATATCTTCGTCTTCAATCATTCTTCTAAGGTTAGATATAATTGGAGGTCTAGTAGCAACTGTTGTTTTAAACCCAAGATGGGTAACATTATCGCCAGCAGTATTAGCAGTCTTCTTTTGTTGATATATATTCGGATAATTCATTCCAAATATCTGCTGTACAGTAGCTAAACCGACAGCATTACTTTCGGGACAGATTAAAGCATTGTTATACCACCTACCTAAATAGAATAACAGTTTTCCATATCTAACAGGGTCTATTCTATTATTTCTATATATAGCACAAATCTCTCTATCCTTATTAAGGACAGTTGCAACTGAGTAGTCTCCTTTAACTCCAAGTGCTACGTCAGCACCAATGATATATTTCTGATCTCTTTCTGGTGCTTCCCAAATCTTTAGGCTCCCTTCTTGCCCTTCATCAAAAGAGCTAAACGCTTCATTAAACTCTCGAATAGATTCTGGAGCATAAGGAGTGTATTTATCAAGCGTTTCTTTGCTGAAAACAGAAGAACCTGATTGTATGAAAGACTCTTCCGCAGTAAAAGGATATTCTTGTTTAAATGTTGAGCTTGAAGTTTCAGATATTTTAATCCGCCTCCAATATATTTGCCCATCGGTAAGTTCATATTGTTCCTTTAATTTCTTTTCATCCAGAGTCAATTCAATATTATCTGGAGGAATTAATGTATATTCGTCTTGTAAATACCAAGGCACAAATAAAGGTTTAAATATTCCCTCACCCTTTTCTGCTTTGTTCCACAAGTCATAATAAATTCCTTGAGCACCGTGAGACGTACTATTAATAATAATAATACTTCCCGGTAACAACGCTATAGACTGGAACATACCAGCAAGAATTCTTTCACCTTGCATCCAGAACGCAGCCTCATCAGCCAGTAGGCAAGTGTTTGTTGTTCCTCGTCCCGGGTTGTCTGCACCTGCAGTCCACACCCTGTACTTACTCCCGTTGCCTTTAAAGCTCATTTCTCGGACATTCGATTTGTCCAATACGGGTTGTATCTCTTTAGGTAGTTCAGCCCAGAATGTTTGAGACATACTAAAGATACTTTCAGTCGTTGGTTTGTCTAACGATATAATTACAGCTTTCGTATTACCATAAAACAAAGCTCTGTGAAATATATATGCAGAGCTAATCGTAGAAAATCCAGCCTGTCTATACTTGGATATAATAAGCCTAACATATCCAGTATCCTTCATTTGTTCGTTTAAAGCTTTTACAACTAACTTTTGAGCACTGTTAATTTTTAATGGTATCAATCCTAGCGAGGCATCTTTCGGATATATTTGTAAACAATCATTAAAGAATGCTTCTGGGTTTTCTTTCCAGAATTCCCACCTCTTCCGCTTTTCAAGTTCAACAATCAGCTTGGCGGCTTCTTTTGTATTTGCCATGGTTTATCCAAATCTTAATGGACCGTTATATCCTCTTCGATTAGTTCCATAATCTATTTCTCTTTGCCAAGGATCAACGTTATAATAATCTCGTGGAGTTCCAGATGCCCAGTTTCCTACTTTGCGTTGTTCTAATTGTCTATAATAGTCATTAAATTCTTGTTGTGTTGTTGGTTCTTGACCAGAATCAAATGGATTATACCACGAACCTTTATCTTCCATATCTTTAGTTTTTTCCCAAAGGTCTTTTCTTGTTACTCCAAAATCAGGAGTGTTGTATACATTTCCCATAAAGTTCTTTTGATCTTGAGTTAATTCTGCTAGATTAAAAGATCTATTTCCTAATGGTCCGGTTGTAAAACCTTGGTTGGTATTAACTTCAAAATTACGATCATCCCAGCCTTGATCCCATCCACTTGTAAAACTTTGGTCGGCATCAGCTCCAAAATCACTGTCATTCAAACCGCCTAAACCGCTGTCATATATATCAAACATTTTACTCTCCTAATGTTTTGCTGTGTCTTTTGAATCATCTTTTGTAAGTTCCAAAAGACGAGTCATTAAATCTTCTTCCGACATATCTTCAACCTTCTCATCATTTGCAGTCTTAGCATCTTGAGTAGGTTCAATATATTTATTAGCTTCAGTAATCGCCTTGATAGCCATAGCATCACCTGCAACAGTTGATTGTGCAAACTGTCTCTGAGCTATTTGTGCCAACATCTCACCGGGAGATAATCCAGCAACTTCTTCAAAAGCTTCTTTAGTTAATCTAATTTTATTTTTCGCCCCAAGTGGGCGACCATTAGGATTACCAGATTCCCCCGGTTTCCATGCATACTTTTTTAAATGTCCTGCCGGATCAATTTTCTTTGGCATAATTATCTCCTTACACTCTCAATAGAATCTCTCCATTTCTGCCAGTCAGATCTGGTATCTCGAAGTCCACCTTGCACGCCTTCAGTAAATCCTTCTGCAATTCCCATTGGTCCTCTCAAGTCATCATCGTCATTAAAATAGCCAGATTGATATGCTCTTTTATTAATACCGAAACCCGGATCTACCTGTCCTTCGCCATACCCTACAGGAATTAAATGTGAATTAGCTGGTATTAGTCCTTCAGGTGTGGAAATAAATTCTGGTTCAATTGGTCCACCTTGAGTAAATCCCGGTCCACCCCAATTTCTTTCCGCTCTTCTTATCTGATCAGGATCTATAGCTGGTGCTGGTACTGGTGCTTTTGTTGGGAATATTCCCATGTTTTTCAATATATCCGTTGGTGGTGCTACAGAACCACTCCATAAGGAGTCCTCTGGCAAAGGATTTCCCCACACATCTAATCCATGTTTATTTGCATCATACTCCATCTGGGATAGTCCTCCCGTGATGGCTGCTGCTCCACTCAATGGGGCTCCTCCGTAATATAAAGCTTTAACCCACGCTGGTGCTCCAGCTCCTAATCTCACAGCATTGGCTGCGTTTGCTAACATTGGTAAAAACTGTATCGCCATTGTTATTCCTTCTTTAAGTAATCTTAAAGTTTTTTTAAAATAAAAAAGTAGTACCCTTAGCTAATCATATGAATTGTAATATACCTTTCGATATATTGCTTTCCCCTTATGTTTCTACAGCATTCAACGGAATACTCTAGTGGGCATATACGAAATCTAACTAGATTTTTTATGAACCCATATGATTAAATAAAGATACTATGATCTGTCCTTTAGGTCTCAGCCTCTCAACCAAGATATAACTAGAAAAAAGCAAACAAACTGACTTTACTTTAGCAAGGACATCTAGTAGGTGAAACCAATGAACCATGTTTGCCATCATGGGGAATGCCTTGCAACCAACTCAACGGTTATTCATTATTACCAAAGCTGAGCCAGAAATAAAAATATTTTTTTTCCTTTCCTATAGGGGGTGGTTCAAATTTAATAGGGTTATCCCTTTAGTAGCAAGGTCTACAGAGGAATTTCTTTTTAAACAATTTTAGCTTTTCAAAAGTGGTTTTGGACATCGCATATAGAACAAAATATATATAAGTAGCCTACGTAAACTTCGGCTACCCCCCGAAGGTCGCCCAGAGGTCTCCCTCGAGGGAAACACATCGCACCCTGACCAACCACCACTAGCAATAAGAGTGCCATGTGTAGCACACTTTCCTATTTTTATCGGTGTTACTTCGAGAAGAACACTCGAAGTAACTGGAAATAACCTTGAGTCTCTTCGAGAAGAACACTCGAAAGACGACTCAAGGCTGTTAGTTGTGTGTTCCCGTTGTTCTTAATGGAAACTGCGAGATACGTGAGTGTCACCTGAAGTTTCCGTACTGCCACTAAAAGAAAGCCCAGAGGGCTTCCTTGATGAAGTTCTTTAATAGACTTCTTTTTTAACTATTGTATAAGTGTCGAGTACAGTAGTAGTTACAGCAGACACATCATCGGAGTATAGATATGAAATCCAATAAGAAAACAATTGAAGAAGTTGTTGCTTCTTCAATCAGGAACTTTATCCTTGGTGGTAAAGCAAAGAAAAGTTTTGTTACCAAATCTTTTCCTGCTTTTACCAAGGCAATGAGAGATTGTCTTGTAAACTCGCCCAAGTGGAATACACAAGTTGTTACTAAAGAACAAGCAATTCGTTCTAAAGGTAAACTACTTGAGGGCGATTTACAAGCATTACTTACTGTTCCTTTAAAGGTATCTGATGGCTTGAGCAAGATAGAAGTTTCTGCCAACATGCTTAACGTTCACTTACGAGATGCAAATATTAAGACTAAACATTCGTCTAGTCTTTCATTCACATCTCGTTAGAGTTATCTTCAAGGCTATTCTCACGAGTAGCCTTTATAGTTAACTTTAATTATTCTTTGAGTAAACTCAAAGAATCTGGTAGTACAATGATAACGTTCCTCTCATTGTATCATAATCCATTCCTAGATGAAAATAAGTCTATGGTCTTAACATAGCCATGTCTATGTCACTAATGAGGAACTCTGGTAGTGTAATGATAACGTTCCTCTCATTGCATAATAATCTATTCCTAGATGAAAATAAGTCTATGGTCTTAACATAGCCATGTCTATGTCACTAATGAGGAACATCGAGTGCTAGGGCAACACTTGAGATACATTTTAAACTGCCCTTTCAAAGTAAAAGTAAAGACCATTCTAACGAGTGGTCTTTATCGTTTACTTTAACTATTGTATAAGTGTCGAATACAATAGTGGTTACATCAGACACATCATCGGAGATACATTATGGGTGTAAACCCTACTGTCGTAACGGACGATAAAACGTTTAGTAAGTACACCACAAACACAGACTTTCTAGGAATACTAGAAACAGGTCATGTGTGTGGTATGAAAACTGTCAATGAGGCAATAGACAACATATTGCTTCATTACGATTGGTTTCCTAAACAATTCAAAAAATATGCTGAAATGCTTAGAACTTCTAATTTATTTGATTTGAAAGCAAACCAATGGTTAGACAGTAAAATTATCGATATTGTGCCAAAGCATACCATCGATAAATGGGAAAGAGATGAAGTGGAATGGTGTAAATCTAAAGACAATAGAAACCGTGATTTCTTACTTCAATACTGGACTGACCTCAGTCTATACATTCAAGATGAAGTAAACCATCATGAATCGGATAAACATCGGTGGCAGGCTGGAGATAAGGCTTGGGCATGCGATGAACTATCTGACATTCAACATGAACTTGAAGAACGATATGATATTCAGCTTGATTCTCAATTCTGTTCTAAAAAGGAACAATTCATACAAATGTAAGAGTTATCTTCAAGGCTATTCTCACGAGTAGCCTTTATAGTTAACTTTATTCTACCTAAAGGTCGCCCAGAGGGCTCCCTTGGTGAATTTATCGTATAAGTGCCGAATGCGATAATAGTTCTTCAGGCATAACTTCGGAGAATATCATGAATGACATGAATTCCTTCACAGCCAGTGGTCGTGCTACTGGCAATGCAGAGTTAACAGAAATTGCTACCTCTGCTGGTAGTAAGTTCGGTAAGTTGTCTTTTAGCATAGCAACTAATTCGTCTTACAAAAATGCAAAAGGCGAAACTATACCTCAAGTAGAGTTTCACAATTGCATTAAAACCTATAACCTTCTTGATAATGGTTATTTACCTAAACATGCTTACGACATGAGAGATATGATACTTCAAGGTCGTAAAGTACTTATCAGGGGAAAGGTTACAACACGCTCTTTCAAATCAGACCAATATCCTGAATTGAAACAGTTTAGAACGGAAATTGACTTGAACGGTTATGAATCTCATGTCGAAGTTAGTCTTCCGCCTCGTGTTGCCACTAACGGTCAACCTGTTGCATCTGGTGGACAAACTGTTACTGGACATCCATATAATGATGCCCAACCACAAGTTGCTCAACAACCAGTTGCTCAACCACAAGTTGCTCAACAAGCACAGGCTGAACCTGTAACACAAGAATGGGAAGAAGAAAAGCCATTCTAATTGGTTACTTACAAGGTCGGTTAGTCTAAATGATTAGCCGACCTACAAGTAAACTTTCATTATAACTGTATAAACTATAAATGACATTACAGTTATAATGTAAGTTTGTTTAGTATTTAAAATAAACAAATAGGTCGCCCAGAGGTCTCCCTCGAGGAATATCCAGAGCAAGACAAATAAATTGCTCACTCCAAATCTTACAATGCTAATTCTAAAATAAGGATATATTATATTTTTCTTTAAATCTCACACTGCAAAGTAAATAATAAGGGTACACACGAAAACAATATATATGCAAACATACACTCTCCTGTTATGTTTAAAAAGCAAACATTGTTATCGTTCAAGTCCTGAGCAAAAATGTTAAAGACAGGAATAAAACCGCCTGCTCGTGTTACCGGTTACATCAGACTTAAAACTGCTCACTAATTCAAAAAAGAGGTACTATAGTGACGACTGTAGGGTGGGTTCGAATCCCACGCATATTATAAAGAATTCATATATAGGTGTACATAGACATTGCAAGACCACTTATATGAATAGTAACGTTTGAACACATGTGGGCGTTATGAATATTAGGCATAGCCTAATCGGTACTATAATTAGTTTCATTATAGGGTGGGTTCAAATCCCACACTTTTTTTAACAACGGAGATAATAATGATAAACTGGAAAATAAATAGAACCATTAACTACTGGTTATGGACAAAAGGCTTGGCTACTCGAAAACAATATCCAAGAAAGAAAAACACACCACCTTTTCTTGACAATATTCAAGTGTTTAAATACCGTAAAAAAGCAAGTAAATACTTTGTTATCGGTTTTATGCTTGGATATATACCGTATGTTGTACATATACAAGGCTGGTTAAAATGATAAAATTAATACCAATCGGAATAGTTATATTTATATTCTTCATTATGATGGTTTATTTAACAACACCACCAGAAATCGAAGAAAGTATAAAGAAATTCTTCAAAAAAAATAACTCTCCGAAGTCCCAAGCATGACTATAAACTGGCTTCCGTAGGAAAACCACAATTCAGGCTCTTCAAGGGAACCACTGACTTCTAGTTCCGCAACTTATAGTCTTGAGCCGATTAAAACCGTGTAGCAAGAGTAACACATACTTGCACCCAATACATAAACTATATCAATACTAGATGGAATATAGTTTATGTATTTTTATTTTTTAAATCAAGGAGATGGAAAATAATAATCATATAATATTTTAATAAGAATAAGGAGAGTGACATGAAAGGTAAAATAAATTTTGGTGTAAATGAAATAACTGATTTGAAAAAAATAAGGACAACACAATATCATTTAGCATATCAAGATCCAAAAATAATAAAACGATTTAATAATTATATAAATAAAGTACATGAATGGGGTATAGGTTCTGCTGAATTATTATATAGAATAAACCTGTTATCCTATAAAACACAATTTGTAACCTTTTGTTGTAAGAATCATTATCAAGTTGTATATGATACTGCTGAACAACAAAGATACAAAATATGGCTAGAAAATCAGCCATCACAAGAGCAAGAAACAAACCAACCTAAAACTTATGGTGATGCCACCATGAGACACTCAAATAAGGAGAAATAATATGGGACTAGATATGTGGGCAACAGCCTCTAAAAAAGAACAAAAAGATGCAGATGGAAACGTACTAATAGATAAAAAAGAATTAGCAAACTGGAGAAAACATAACAGACTGCACGGATATATGGAACAATTATGGAATGATAAAAATTGTCCCGGAATAGAACAAAATGAAACAGGTTCAGCTAGGATTTATGCTACATGCGGTAGTGCTTTCAATTGTATACCATTAAACCTAAATAAGGAGGACTTAAAAGATTTAAAAGCAACAATATTAAAACGAGCTTTACCAGAAACACAAGGCTTCTTTTTTGGAATGGATAGTTATGAATATTCAAATGAAGAAATTAATGAATCAGATAAATATGATTTGGATTTTGTAACTAATGCTATCCAAGCAATAAAAGATGGATACAAAGTCCATTACAATTCATGGTGGTAATTATTTCAACAACAACGAGGTATAAATATGATTAATATACAAGAAACTATAGATACATTATCACTACTAAAGAATAAAGGATATATTGATTTCAATGTAACTATATCTGATGGATGGGATAGTGTTGATGCAAATAATATATATTTTAATCAAGGTATTCTTACAGATGGTACTAAAGTGGTAGACCTAGATGTAACGACAACTTTTATGACAGTAAAAGAAACATATGAAACTAATTATAGAGGTGAAAAATGGAAGAACATATAAATAAGGAACAAATCTGGGCTAGTGACACAGATATAATGAAAAAATGGGGTTATACAAAAAAAGACATACCTTTTAAAGAAATAGAACTGTATGAAAAAGAAGAAACTCCTGTTAAAAACAAATTTTCAGGAGTAACGTATAACTTAAACCCTATAGAACTAGCAATATACGACACTCTAATGGGGGCATATCAAGCACACCTAATAATAGGAAACAGTGATCCAAAAATTTCCAAAGAAATGTGGAGAAATTTCATAAAAGGTAAAGAATGGTTCATTAAACATAACCCAGATGCATACTTTGCACTAATAGATTAAGGAGAACAAAATGGAAGAAAAAGAACTAGACATGATTATTAATTTAATTCCAACAGCAACATATGACCAAGTTAGAGTTATTAGTGGACAATTAAAAATACACAGAGAAATGCTGAACAAACAAAGCATAAGTAAATTTAAAGTTTTCGACAAAGTAACGTTTGAACATAACAATGAAAATATTGAGGGAACAATCACTAAAATTAAAATAAAAAGAATAGCAGTAAATACCAATAGAGGCAACTGGGACGTTCCAGCCAATATGTTAACACTAGTTAATTAAAAATTAACTTAATTGTGAACCTGTAGAATCTAACAATTGTGCAGGTTCAATCCTGTCGAAAACTTACAAAAGGAACTCATATGAAAAAAATAACTAAAGATATATATGCAAAAGTCCTAGAACAAGAAAGTGAAGTATGTTTTTGGCACAATGGATATTTATATTATATCTATGACCACTCAAACGGAGGATATAACATAGATATATATACAAACAAAAACCAATGGTTTGATGAAAAACTAGAGCCCGTAGATGGAGGAGTTTGTGAAAAATGTAACGAACATGAATCTATACAATTCATGTTAGATATAAGCGAATAACCAAAAGGATAACTATGAATTTAACTACAAATAACATAATAAAGATAAACAACTTCCTCTTTAACTTACTACAAGAATGTAATAAGAATAATGCAGAAGTAGAGCTAGAAACATCTTTAACAAATGCATTAACAGAAATGAAAAATGAAGATGAAACCTATACAGAAATAAAGAAATATCAATATATATCTGAAATAGAAATGTATCCACAAATACAATATATAAACGCTAATACTGCAGAAGAGGCAATTGAACTTATAAAACAAAAAATAAATGTAGAATTTATAAATGAACTAGTCCCAAGTGACTTTGGCTGTGTCACTGCAGAAATAGTTAAACCAACACCAGAATATAAAGCATATTGTGAAATACATGAAATCAAACTAGAAAAATAAAGCACTAAATAAGGAGAAATAACATGAAAATATATATAACAAATACCGATGACAAATTTGATTTATGGGATTATTTACATCTTCAATCAGAAGTACTAGATATAAATTTTGAAGATATAAATATAG